CCCCTTGCTGGCGCCTTGAGAATGATTCTCATTCTTACGTTGATAATGATTCTCATTCTTACGTTGATAATGATTCTCATTAGCAAAAGGCGATAGTTAACGTGTTAACAATCGCTTTGGAAGTGGTAGCTTTGGTTGTGGAAGCTTTGCATCTTCTTTAACTTTACGTAAATTTGAATAATTTCTTTCATTATGTAGATAAGCTAAACCTCTTTTAGCTCTAAAAATTTTTATTTTATCCATATTGAATGACCTCCTTTTTTGGCTTTTTCGATTGATTTTAAGGCTTTTTCTAGTCTTACAGTTGACCAAGTCAAAAGCTGAAATTTTCTTTTCATGCTTAAACCTAAAACTGAATATTTTGAAATTTGATTTATTATCTGTATTTTAGTCATTGGCTAACCTCCGAAAACGTAAAGAGTTAAAAGGGTAAGCTGAGAAAAGAAACCTATTGAATTGGAAATAATATAAACAATTAGTTTTCTTTTAATTGCATCAGCTAAGTAAAAAGCTAAACCTGCAAAAATTAAAAGTATCATTTCCAAAGGTGGCAAGGCTTTTGAAGTTCCCATAATGTGAGATATGATTGTTGGAAAAGTTGAAGAGTGAATTAGTATCATTCCAATGAAACCTAGTGAATTTTCTTTTAATAATTTTATAAGCATTTTTTTATCTTTCTATTTAGTTAATATAATAGTTATAGCAATTAAATCAGCATAAGTCAACCCCCTTTGTAAGTCCTTGATATATAAGGGTTTTTCGGAGTGTGTATTTTAGTTTTTGCTCCCTAAATGTAGGATTCGTTTTTTGTGTTGAACACAACATATAGTATTGTTTAACATGTTAAACGAAAAAACCCTTTAAAATCAATGGGTTAGCGGCCGGGGGCCCAGGCCCCCCATTTTTTTATGTAGCTGGCGCGTTGAGAATGATTCTCATTCTCACGCTGATAATGATTCTCATTCTCAGGCAGGAGCAGGGAATTTTTCCCAAATATGAGAATCAAAAAGGCTTGGATTCTTGACAATTTTAACCTTTTTTCTTCTCATTAAAATTTTATCTAGTATTTTTGACTCAACAATAGTATCAGCAAAAGCAGTGTGTTTTTCAATAAAATTAGGATTTTGAAACTCAAATCTATAAACATTTTCAGCAGAAGTGGACAAAAATTTTCCAGATGCTGTTTTTGGTGCAGAGTAATTTTTTGGTGCAGACTTTGCCCAATTTCCCCAAATATCCATTAATTCAACAGAATGACGTAAAAAAGGTTTTTTCAAAATCCTTTGGCTAGTACCTTTTAAAACTCGACAGTCAAAGCTTGCATTATAAGCACAAAGAATAACACGATAATTTTTTGATATTAAGCTTTGAATATGTAAATTAAATAATCTTTGACCGACTGAAAAAGTTGTAACCTTATGATTACCTTTTCTCTGATCTCTTGCATAGTTTGCAATTTTATTGTGATAATATGGTTTTTCAATACAAACAACATCTAAAAAATTTAGCGAAGCTTGACCTAAAATATTTCCTTTTTTATCTCTTGTTGTCCAACCTAAATCAAAAACTAAACCATTAGCTTTTGAAGTTTCAGTATCTAATACAATGTAAGCATTTTTTTTGATAGTCATTTTTTAAATTCCTTAATTAGTTATATTATATATATAGGTATTGACTAGGGATATTTCAACCCCTAGCCAAACTTTTTTTTCATGATTCTAAAGAATCAACAAAATCTATTAAATCTTGAATAGATTCTTTTGTTGCTCCCATAAAACCAATAACAGGAAAAGAAACTTTTTCTTCAAGAACATTTAAAAGTTCTTTTTTTGTAGGTTCTTGAACCTTTTTTGAACGGCTAGTTTTTTCTTGAGGAATATAAACTTTTTCCCTAACAAGTTTTGATCTAACAGATCTTACAGATTTTCCAATTGCATCAGCAATTTCTGAAATCTCGATTCCGTTTTGGTAGTCTGAGATAATTTTATCTGTCATCTCAACAGAGTAGTTAATAGTTTTTGGCATTTGCATTCTCCTATAATTGCCTTGTTTGATTTAATATAATAGTTATAGCAGTTAAATCTGCATAAGTCAACCCTCTCTGTAAGTCCTTGATATATAAGGGTTTTTTTCGCCCTGATATAAGATTTTATCTAACTAAATGTAGGATTCGTTTTTCTGTGTCGGCACAACATATAGTATTGCTTAACATGTTAAGCGAAAAAACCCTTTAAAATCAATGACTTACGCGGCCGGGGCCCTAGGCCCCTAATATACCTAGAGCTGGTGCGTTGATAATGATTCTCATTATCAAAACTTCTTAATCTAACTCAAAAAAGGCAAGATATAAAAAATATATGCTAGACATAATTAGACTAGTAACCATCATTTCTTTAAGATAAAAAGGATTTAAGGCAATTGTATTCCAAATTATATCTGCAATAGGTAACATTGCTAAGGCAAAAAGTATGATTGAAATTCTTGATATTAGTTTTAACATAGTAACTCCTTTAAGATAGTATTATAAATGTAGATAGTAAGAACATGGCGAATAGTGTAAACTCTAAAGAAACTTTTAACATTATGCTAACCTTTCATTTAATTTGCTAGGATGATAAACTGTAACACCTAGTTTAGAAACTTCTTTTTTAACTTCTAGATTATCATCAAACATAACCTTAGTAACTTTTTTAAACTGTTTTAGATTAAACAAACTAGCAAGTTGATTGCGTTTTAAAATTCCATCAGCAACCATGTTACCAAAAGGTCTAGAAATAATCTTATGGGGGCATATGCCATTTTCCATTAAAAACTCATAATCTGCATAAGTCATATTTCTAGCAGTTTGAACGATTGTGTAATCGCCTTTTTTCTGTCTACGTCTAACTTGTAAAGCTAAAGGCAAAACTTTATCTTTAAAAATTTTGCTTGGAATCGCATTGTCGATCCAATTAGTAACATCAAGATTACCTTTTGAATCTGTATTAGCTCTATGTGAACTGTCAATTAATGTTCCGTCTAAATCGAATATTGAAATTTGTTTAATCATTTTTTTAACTTTCTATTTATTTATTTAATATAATAGTTATAGCAGTTAAATCTGTATAAGTCAAGCGTCTTTATAAGTCATTGATATATAAGAGTTTTTTACGTTGATTAATTATTGATGTTGTAACTAAATGTAGGATTCGTTTTAGTCCCTGCATACCATATATAGTATTGGTTAACATGTTAAGGGTAGGGCGGTTATTAGGACTTGTGTTCGCTTGCTATCGCTGCGCCACCCTCCTCGGCCCCGAACTGGGAAATTTTGAAAATCCAAGGAGAAACTTGACAACCTCTCTCAGAGGAACTATACTATTTGTTAGAGAACTGATATGGAAAAATTTAAATACGGACCTATAATATATAACTGCGTAGACGAAGAAGATGATTCGGGTAACTATTACTGGGCTGGAGAACCTCCAGTTTCCTATGATAAATGGGGAGTACCTGTAGATAGGCATGGTAATCAAACTTTACCTTTAGATTGTCCTTTTCACCTATTTCATAAATATAAAAATGTAGTAAAAAGCAAAGTAGTTCCGCACATCTACCTACCCGCCTCTACGAAATGCTATTTCGATTGGTGTGATGAAAACTTTGTTGTTCCTGATGAACTAGCGTTCAAGAAAGATATTTGCAAAAAAGCTTTTACGCAAGTAGGTACTAGAATGGGAGTGATTTCAGAAAAGCAACAAGCGCCTTTGTTTAGGGCACTTAAAGAGGAGATAATGAGTCTTGGCAACACGTAGGACCCAAATCATAGATGCACTAGTTTCAGATTTAGAATCAAAGACTGATGTAGCTGCAGGAAATGTACACAAACGTTATAAATATTTAGATGAGATTAATGACTTTCCTTCTATCACATTTGTAGCCCGTGGAGAAGACCGCGTGCACTACGGCGGTGCAAATAAATTTGCCCGCATATCCGTAGATTTAAGAGCCTATGTTTTTGCTGAGGACCAGCTTGATGCCGCTGAATTACTTGCTTCAGATATAGAAACTAAAGTGTTAGATATCTTTGCAAGCAATCATCGCGATTTGGAGGTGGACTCAGCGCTAGTTACCAGCTTTAGAACAGATGAAGGGCTGATGGCTCCGTATGGCATAGCTGATATGTCTTTAGTTATCACATAT